TGCAGTACACATGATTGTGCATAAGCAGAAAACTCTAAACCGCCGTATTCTTTTTTGATGATCATGGCAAAGAATTTGTTATCTTTTAGGTATTGCCAAACATCTTGCGGTAAATCAGTTAGTTCGTGCGTTGCGTGCCAGTCATCTAGCATGCTACATACTTCTTCAACTGGACCATCAATAAACGCTTGCTCTTCGATAGTCAGTTTCGGGGCAGGGTACTGATGTAATTTGTTCCAGTCAGGACGGCCACAAAATAGATCCGCTTCCCACCATGTAGTACCAGCATCAATGGCTGATTTTTCAGTATCCGACATAGTCGGTGTTACTTTTTTAAACACAGCAAAGATTGGTTTAATGATGTATTGTTGACGAATGCTAGTCACAGAAAGTGGCACAGCAATAAGTAAGAATAGTAGCCAACTAATTGCGCCAAACGCGCCAGCAAATGTGCCAACAAGTAAAGTCGCAATGGCAATACCTAAACAGGTATTCCAGCTTGATCTGTGGTAACTCGCAACGCTAAGCAGCACGAGTGAACCTAGTAAAAATATGAGAGTCATTGATTATTCCTTAATAGAGGTCAGACCACCTCTTTTAGAGTAGCGCTAGAACAAGCAATTATCAAGAGGGGAACAAGGATAAAACAGTAATTACTGCTGGGTTTGTTTTCGAAAAGTAGAATAGTTTTAAATTAGGTGTATAGCGTCGCTTATTGAAAGTACTTGAAGAACACAAATGAGATATAGTTTGAACCGGCATTAACGAACATTTAATGTTGAATAAACTAAGCTCGCTCTTTTGTTTTTATGTTTTATTTTTCTCTATAACATGCTAATAATATTAACGAAGTTGGAACTAAATCTATAATAAGGAAATGAAATGCTCAAAAATATAATTAAATATACATGTTTAAGTGGGTCAATAATATCATTCAGTGCTCTTGCCAATATTTATTCTCCTCAACCGCATGAAGGAGTTTATGGTGGGACTAAACCTGGTTGGGAGGCTGCAAACTATATCAAGCTACCTGAGTTTGACTTAATGGATAGTTTGAGTGGGTACAGTTCAGATATGGAGTATTATGATGATATAAATGGGTATATCATTAACTCTCATCGTAGCTCTTTGTGTAAAGGAAATACAGAATCAAGCCGTTGTAGAAAGGGGATGGTCAGATTTAAAAGAAGCTTATATTCCCCGAGTAAAACGCGTGAACATGAATTTGTGTTTAATGTGAAACCAGGCACAGAGTTTCCAGACTTTGCAATAATTTTCCAAGATTGGGTGGATTTAGACGGTATACCGACCACTGGTCATAGGCCAATCACAACTCTGAAGCTTCGCAAATGTAATGATAATAAATATTATTTACAGCATTATGATAATTCATGGCAGCTCAATGGCTCAAATCAGCCTGCAATTCCAGATAATGAATGTGGATCACCTAATAGTACAAGAACAGATACGTTACATGGAAGTATGGAAATTGATACATGGCAGGGGAGTGGTTCTAGTATAGGTAACTACTACGTTAAGATAATTACTCGAGATGATAATTCTGCCCCACAGCCGTCTGTTGAGGTGTATGTTAACGGTACATTGTTCTCGACTGCTAATTATAAAACAACATTTCCCAATACTGAGCATGTGATTATGGAAGGGTTGTATTGGAGTAAAGGATATAACTCTGAACACAATCCAGAGAAAGCATTAAGCTTAACTATGTGGGGCTTTGACTATAGTGAATACTAAGATTGGTAGAAGTATTCATTATTAATTATATAAGCCTGAGTAAATTCAGGCTTTTTAGTCTAGGCTATGTCTTGTCTTGGAATGTGTTACATATTTAGGACTAATTATGACAAATTGCCATACTAAAAATAAAGAGCGATATACATAAGCTAAAGGAGTTTATAGATTTAGCATAAACATATGCTGCGCACGAGGGTCTACAGTGGTTAAGTAGAAATTTTCATTCATGTAAAACCTTGAACAAATAAAATTACATACTACATTTTAACAAATGTAACGTTCCTACTTAAATGACTTATTATGAAAAAAGTATTTATAGCTTCTTTTATAACAATATTATCTTCTGGATGTGAGACTGTAAACCACAATAAATACATTACCGAAAGCCACATTCAGAAAAAGAAAATTGAACTTAATGAGAGTGGTTATTACCCATCATACAACTCTATAGTGTCTTTATGTAAAACAGCCGAGACAGCAAATAAGGTTTGCAATGTTCCTAGTGAGCTCTTAAGTGAGTTTTTAAAAGAGGGCTTACTTTTAACTAAAGCAAATTGTATGACCACTTTAGAAGATATTAACCAAGGAAGTAAAAACTCTCGATGGTTAAAAGATGAATTTTTGATAGGTACAGTTCTCGCAACAGGGTTAATGAGTCTAAATGGTGCATCTTCAAATTCAATAGAAAAATTAGCCCTTTGGAGTAGCTTTTTAGTTAGTTCGAGTGAATTGTACAATAACTATTACCTTCTAGGGCCCGACTCTAAAAGTGTAATAAACTTAGTTGAGAGAGCTCTCCAAAAACAAGAAGAGTATGCTTTATCATCAAGACCTGCTAGTTTTACTGCAGCCGCTAAAGAAGTTTTAAATTATTCTATTGTTTGTTCTTCTTCTAAAATAGATGAATTGGTTCAGCAATCAATGGAAAAAGCGGATATCAAAGTGCCGGAAAAAGAGTCGTATTTACAAGATTTGGGTGAAAATCTTAGGAAAGTTTTAGGCGCACCTAAATTAAACTCTGAGCAAATAAGTGCAATTTATTATCTGGTGGAGATGCAAAATGATAAATATCAGCCTAGAAATTTTGATAGAAAAATTAATTCTTTGCTAGGTGATTATGAAAATGAAATAAATAACAATGCTCAAAAATTACTTTCTATATTATCCAACTATCCTCTTGATGTGCAGGATGCTTTAAAGAATAACGCTTTGTATTGGAAAGAAGTTCAGTTGCGTTATTCTATTAATAATGAATTAGACAATTTTAATAAGTTTGTAGATTCCAATATTCCTGATGATGATAAAAAACAAAGCTTAATAGATGTATTTACTAATAATGTTTTTGATGAAAAATCAACTGAGAAGCTTACTGAGCTTTTAGATAAAACTATTCTAGCTGAGTCTGAAAAGGGTATAATCATTGAAGAGTTTAACGCTCTTTCACCTCAAGCTAAACAAGCTGTATTTCATCACAATTTAGGTGTATTACCAGTACAAGAAAAACTGAATTTACCATACAAAGTCCGTGGGTCATCTATTGTTAGTATTGAGTAGTCCTATAACTTTAAGCTCAGTGTTGAAATAGCTTAGAAAAATATACTTTGAGCTAAAATATGTTAATTGAAAGTAGAGCAGGTGAGTTGTTTGAGGGAAGATCGCTATGATGACTTTGAACCTGTTGAGTTAGAGGTGCTTTTGAGTCTGCTACTGAAAAAGTAATTTCATATGTAATAATCAAATTATCTAGAAAAGGGACTGCAATGCCCTTTTCTTATTTTAGATGTATTGCCTTTATCTGGGTATTAATAAACAATAAGCGAAATAAATGAAAAATATTATTCACTTAGGTCCTTTCTTTTCAATATCAGACCAAAACTGTGACCTGTAAATCTATGTAGGGTTATTTTATTTTTCAACCAATTGATTTTTAATTAGGTTTCTTGTTATGTGTGAGTTGCTTGGCATGTCCGTTTTTTAGGTTTTATTTAGTATTAAATTGTCGTAACTCATCATAAGTCCCCGTATTTACTAGTCTAAAGCTGTTCATTCTATCTGATTCTGTTATTGTTATCGCATACTAAACTGTGACCAAAACTGTGACCAATGTGGTGGTCACAGTTTCAAACGGCATCATATGAACTTTACAGACAAATCAATTAAAGCGCTTAAAGCAAAAGATAAACGTTACGTATTAACTGAATCAGGTAACTACGGGGAAGGGCGTTTACAAATAAGGGTTAGCGAATCAGGCACTAAAACGTTTCGCGTGCAATATCATTTAAACGATAAACGCAAAGTAATTGGTCTTGGTAATTACCCCGTAGTTGACCTCAAAACAGCGCGTAGTAAACATGCTGAAATATCAGTATTGTTAAGCAACAATATCGACCCGCAAGAACATAAACTAGAACAACAAAAAGCGGAGTTTGTATCATCAGCAAAGCGTACTATGTTAGAAATGCTTGATGACTTTAATGTATTTATAAGTACTCGCTGGGCTGAGTCAACAATAGGCCGAACTGAAAAACTAATAAAAAGAAACATCACCCCTTTTATTGCAAAAGACTTAATGCCTGACGAGTTCACAATAGACATGGCTCGCGACATTATTTACCGCGTTTATAATCGTGGAGCAAAAGAACAAGCGCGCTTGGTTCGTAGTACATTAATGAGCATCTTAAAATTTGCGATAGATTTTGATAACTCACCAGAGCAATACAAAAAACCTAACCTTTACGATATTAAAACCAATTTCATCAGAGACATTAATTTTGAAACGCCAAAAAACAAAGGCGAGCGCTGGTTAAGTGAAGTCGAACTTAAAAAAGTGTGGAATGCTGATGACCTACCTTATTACACCCATCAATATATAAAGCTAGCATTACTACTCGGTGGTCAACGGGTGAACGAGGTTTATGGCTCTTACGTAAGTGACTTTGACTTAAAGAACAAAACTTTCACCATCCCCGCAAATCGTATCAAAGTAAAACAGCGGGGCGATCACATAGTGCCTCTATGCGAAATCGCAATACCAATCATCAAAGAGCTAATGCAACAAGCTGGTAAGGCAGGGCAAATGTTCCCGCATCGCGACGACCCAACAGCCACCGCACATGTATCTACAATAAGAATGGCAATATTGCGTTGGTGCGAAAAACATGAAATGGAACCATTTAACCCACGTGACCTGCGCCGAACATGTAAAACACTTATGGGCAAAGCGGGTATAGACAAAATAAACCGCGACATACTCCAACAGCACAACAAGTTTGACGTATCAAGTGTGCATTATGATAGGTACGACTATATGAAAGAGAAAATACAAAGCATTGAGGTGTGGGAAGACTTTATATATTGTGCCATAAACTAAACTGAGTATTGTTAAAGGTTTGCAAAGAGTGAAGGGTTAGGTAAACTCGTTTTTGGACAAAAATGTGTTATAGTATTTATTCTGTAACACCCTGTTAAGGTGTGAGCAGCGCAATACCAATGCCTCTGCATACCACCTTAAACACTAGACGCAACGCATAGTGAAAGTGCCACGCGTTGCGAATCACTTTTAAATAGTTTGTTATATGCAAAAAGCACTCGCCAGTACTTACTAAACCTAATCTAGAATCCTTAATAAAAATGCTCTTTTTTTGCATCAGCTTTTTTAAGTAATTCTGAATAATAATATGTATGACCTAGTAGTTTTGCTTGCTGATAGATTTCTTTGACTTCAACATTACCCGAAGATTGTTTAAGTTGATCCAAACATAATATATACAACTCAAAGCTTGATGTTATCTTATCTTTTCCTGCAAGGGTCATAGGTATTTGACTACAACCAGGTTTTCTTATAGCGATAACGTGACCGCAAACCCAGTCGTAGTATATGTCATATATTTTTTTAATAGAATCCTTAGAAGAGCTACTTAATTCGCTAAAGTTTTCAAATCCAGACCTTATTTCTCCTTCCATTATCTTCAAACGTTCCAGCACATTAACAGAGAACTCAAAGCGCCTGCGCGCTATTTCTAGCTCCATATTATCTTTTTCTGTCTCTTTTTGCCGCTGAAATTGACTCCATAGAATTAATAATGTACCAAAGCTTAAAATCGGAGAATAAATCCCACTTAAGTAACTACCCAAGCTTCCCCAGTCATTCGGATCCTGCCATAACCCGAGACCAAAATTAAAAGAGTACAACCCTATAGGAATGAAGATCACAAGGATTGACACACTAATAAACCAATATTTTTTTTTCATACTGTACTCGATTAGTTTGGGAACTTGCATATAACAATTTTATAGTGCGCGCGTCGCGCATCTTTCTGCCAACGTCACGCTCATGTATTAAAAAATCTATTTTTAACAAATAACGTAATGCATTGCCAACTATAAAATTTTTATTGAGACTAACGGTATTCAGAAAAAGAAAATGCGCTCATCGCTTATTTTCTTGAATATATGCGCATACTACACAGGATGGAAATCAATTAACTATTATTTTAAGCCAAACTCAATATCTGGTTATTTTTCAAAGTAGGCCTATAAAGGATTTTCGTTAACTCATTTTTGGTATAAATAATTTATATCGGAACGGTCGCTTTCTGAGCAAATCGGCTATTCACTGTAAAATTTGATTCAACTATAAAGTTTGAGTTTGGCAGATTAAATTAAGACTTATTCAGTTATGGTAATCACTACTTTGCCTCAACCTCTGTAAACTCTAACCCTGTTAAGTTATTTTCTTTTACTAATCGATAGAAGCTATTTTCAGCGTCAGTAGTAAAGTACCTAAGCGTTGTCTCTTTGGTTCTAAAGATAGCTGAGTTATTGATTTTCTTTTTGTCCATCACTAAGCGCTTAAAGCGTCTTGTTCTGCTAATTTGGCTGCGTCTATTATAGTTAAATTCAGTAAGTTCGTGGTCTACTGCATCCTCAAACCCTAATACATTCATAGCAAACCAAAGCTCACCATTTAAGTCGCATTCTAAATATTCAACGTTGTCGCCTAAATAAGGCTCTAAAATTGTTTTAGCTTTTTGTGATAGAACAAAAGAGGTTGCTCCCAAACCTGCAATGTCTGGAATTTCTAGGTCTAAATCTTTATTTGATTCATGAATCAGCCAGTTAATACCTAAAGTGCGCCAGTTATCACGCATTGAAGAGCCATCAAAGTTGAGAAGCTGGCCCTCGCTAAGCTGCATGGTTTGTTCAAAGCCTGTTTCATTTAAGTAAAGGTATTTATCTGGGTCGATAACGAAACGATAAACTTTATCTATATTTGGCATTTATATACTCTGCTACTGGTTATTCAATTAAAGACTTTAAAGGAAACTGACCATCTTCAAGGTCATCGGCTATATCCCTTAGTGTATCTATAATACCTCTGTGCCCCAAACCTTCCATGACGGATTCTTCAATTAAAAATTCGACATTTAAGTAATATTTTTCAGTGTGTATTGTACTGTGGGCATAGGCATTAGGTAGAGACTTCATCGGCACATGTGCTTTATGAAGCGGTAAGTACACCCCATTTGCTTCGTTATCAATATCAATCCCGAATGCAGCTAAGCGCAATCTTGCTCTACCAGCTCGCTGATCGTTCCAAGAAACAATATGATGGGCAGCAGTATTACTTGGTCGTTTACCTCTGCCTGCTTTTTTCATGTTTTCAGCAAGTTTCTTTGAATGGGACTTCATGTGCTCCCATTGTATAGAGCGAGAGTATTTTAAATCATCTTCAGTAATGCGCCCTTGGCGAAATCGTACTGAATCAATAACAACATTGCGGTAGTAAATAGAAAAGGCTTGAGCCTTGGCTTTGGCGTGAACTGGGTCACCAGTAACGGTCAGAATATCTTGTTCAAGTTCTTGAACCGTTACTTCCTCGTATGGTTGGCGCATTATAAATCCTTTTAAATAACGTGTACCTATATTCTTTCAGAATATGATAATTGAAGCAATTAGAACTTCAACATGCTTTTAATATACTGATTTCATAGCGTTTTCTTTTTTTTGAAAATAAATCATCAGATTTCTGTTGATTTCTTTTCTTTGTTAAGTTACTATTTTTTATGTTGGGTGAATTTCACTCATTACTACATCATGGTTGGGAGAATAGATATGTTAAGTCCTTTCGGAAAATCGGTACGGAAACTGAGGATTGACCTAGAGATATCATTAAAAAACTTAGCTGAATTGCTAGGTAAAACTTCATCTTATATCTCGGCAATAGAAACAGGTAAGAGACCCGTTACTAGTGATATTTTAGAGCAGATTATTAATCAGCTTAAGCCGAGTACTGAAATGGAAAAAGAGCTACGTAAGAATGCTGAGCTGTCGCAAACTTCCGTAGAAGTTAATTTACAAGGTAAAAATCAAACAGCAAGAGAAGCTGCACTTCTATTTGCAAGAAATTTTGATGACTTAAATAATGAAGATTATGAAAACTTAAAGAGACTATTAGAGAAATAAGGAGTGTGATTTGAGCGGTTATCCTATTAAAGTACCACCAGAAACTAGACAAACTATTCGTGAAGCTGCTTCTATTGTGCGTTTAACATTAGAAAAAAAACAGGGTTGTAGTCCACTATACTTGCCTATTATTGAAATGCTGGAATTTACATTACCTAAACTTGATGATGAGTTTAATTTTGAAGTTCTGCCAGAATCAGTGATGAGAGGCAATCATGGGTTAACTATACCTGACCAAAAAACAATAATGCTAAGAGAAGATGTTTACGAACGAGCGTTAAATGGCTGTGGACGAGATAGGATGACTGCTGCACATGAGTTAGGACACTATATATTGCATGCTAACCTAGAAGTTAGTTTAGCTAGGTCAGATGAAAAACTGAGAGCATTCGAAGACAGTGAATGGCAAGCCAATTGTTTTGGTGGTGAATTATTGATGCCATACACAAAAAAAGATTTGTTGATAGGGAAAACACCACATGAAATAGCAGACCTATGTGGAGTTTCTCTAGAAGCGGCTACCTATCAGAGTAAATTTTTTAGGTAGTAAAAAACTCTAAATGAGCGCCAACTCATTTAGAGTTACAAACAAAAAGCTTGATGAGCCGAGCAGCATCAAGACCTTGCGTTTTAGTATTTAGACACAGGTGAATTTAGCACCATAATACCAAAAACTCAAGGAAACAATTTCTGCTGGTAAGGAGGTGTTGTATGAGTGAAGTTAAAAAAATTAGTTAACAAACCTGCTCCAAAGGGGTTCAAGTGGATTTTTTGTCGCTATCGCAAAGTTCGTGGCAAATCAAAGAAACGTCTTGATGCTCATGAGTATGGTTACCAAGCTTGGGCATTTTTAGTCCGCGCTTAGTAAACCTGTAGGTCTGCATATTTGAGCCCACACCCGTGGGCTTTTTAGTCTAATTTAAGTTTAAAGGTATTATATTTATGGATATTGCTAAATGCACAATCGACGGTAAAACTTACTTAGCAGTTAATTTTGCTAAATTACCTGTTGATGAATTAACAGAAAAAAGAAGAAATTTGGTTTGCACTAGTTGCGGATCAGATGCCTACTTCAGAAAAGAGTCTAAGAGTGGACAAGCTGCGTGTTTCGGTGCGACCCCTCATAATGAAGGGTGTGAATTAGCTGCACCAGACTCTACCCGAGAAGAGGGAGATTCGGATATTGAAGATATTCAGAATAACCCAGGGCAAGTGATAGAAATTGATTTGAACTTTGGTGCAACACCAAAAACAAATATAGACATAAACCCAGATGATAATGACACAGGTACCCAAGGGAAAGGTCGTCATGTTGGTCAAGGTACTCGCCCAAATGCTCATTCACATCGTCGTTTAAGCTCATTGCTAAGAAATCTTATTCGGTCTAAAGATTTTAGAAATTCAAAACAAGTCATTAACATTGAAGAGGTTAATTCTCCTGTTAGAGATTTCTTTGTTAAGTTTTCTGGTGTGGTAAAAAAATATGAGTATGAGTTCCAAGGTTATTGGGGCGCTCTAGCGGATGCGCAGCAGGACAGTTATGGTAATCTTTGGCTGAACTCAGGTGGTCGTAGTTCTGTCAGTGTGCTTATTGAAAGTGAGTTAGTACAATCATTTTATAACCGCTTTAAGCTGGAAGACGAAGAGGCTTTAGCAGGAGCAGGCGTATTGGTACTGGGTAATATGTATATTTCTGAAAGAGGGAAGAAGTTCATAAAGCCTAAAGGGTTAGATTATTTAACAGTTAAAAAAGCTTAAAAAAGCCCGCAAAATGCGGGCTTTTTTATGTTATTTATTAACCATGTTTCTAAACTTACAATATTCTAGTATCTGATTGTTTTGCCCAAAAGCAGAGCGTAGGAGCCTGTCATTTGAATCGCGTGATAAGTACTGATCAATTTCACTGCTAGTTAGTCGTAATGTTGGGTTATTGATTGTGAAAGTAGTGATGTGATCTTTATCTTTTTTGTAAGTTATATCTAGATGCTCAAGTAGCTCGAAGTAAATTACTAATTTCTTGAATTGACCATTATCAATACTAGAGCATAAACAGTTTAAAAGCAGAAGTGTGAGCTCTTGATTTGATAGTTGAGCTCTCAAAATATTACTGTATTTTTTTTGTTCTTGATATGTCGTGATACTTGTTTTTATTAGTTTTAGTATTTGATAAAGGTTTCTAAAATAGCTTCCAAATACTCTGTTTTCGTAAAGGTAAAACGTGTTGTAAATATTGACGATTGATGACTTATCACCTACTCCCTCGTGTGCGGATTTTATTGATGAGAGTAATTTATCTAAATTTTGTGTGCCATTTAGAGCGTTACCGGCAATTGTCTCAAAGTAGGGGATACTAAGTTTTTCACTTATTTCATCATGAGAATCACTATAATTGTAATTAAACTTGTCCAGAAGACGACCATGTAGCTCTAGCATATTGAAGAAAGTGGTTTCAAAGCTTTGTACAGAAAGTAATTTTGCCTGTTCTTCTAACGCGGTTGCTGAGTTGGCAAGTTCATTGCGAGTAAGAGCTAGTTCCTGATTGCTGACTTGTAAAGCCCTTTCATTTTGCTCTATAGCTTCTGTACCTTGTTGTATTGCTTTTTCACTTTGCTCTAGAGCTTTCTTATTTTGCATTAATGTATAGGCAATTAAAATTAAGCTAAGCAATGCAAATGTGGGGTTGAGGACACCACCGAAGAAGTCACCTACCGAGCCCCAATCACCAATAGTTGAAGCAAAGCCAAATCCGAATTTAATAGCGTAAAGCCCGAGTGCAGTGGCTGCCGCTAAAGCTGCCAAACAAAAAGTTATAATGATCATCCTTTTCATATTTTTATTTCCCTTTAAGTGAAGTAAGCAATTTAGTTATTTGGTCCATACCATCAAAAGTACTTGGTAGATTCTCAGAGTCGCTGATAATTCCACTAAAAATTAAGTTCTCGAATTTCTCTAATGGATTTGTTTCTTTATCCCCTTTAACATCATTCGAGTAATCTGTATAACTTTCAATAAATTGGCAAAGTGTGCGTCTTAACTCTATTTGTAAAACCTGAGCTTTAACAGATTTGTAATTTTGTAGAATTACTCTAAAAAAATAGATCAGTATTATTTCTAAAGAAATAAAGGGCACTATTTTAATCACATAATTGAGGGAGGTATTTTCTTTCAGTATTGAATCTGGAAGCCAACCAAAAATAATACATATGAGTGGGATTACCATTATGATACCCATGGATACTAACCATTTATATAGAGATTCTGCTTCACTACTTTTTTGTATTAATAAGTTATAAAAACCTTCAGATAGGCCAGCAAAGTTAAGCCGTGATTGTTGTTTTTTTAGTGTCTCCTCTAATTTATCAACTTTGACTTGTCTTACTTCTAATTTATTATCGAGTTCAGTTATCTGAATATTTAGATTATCAGAATACTCTTGAATTTGCTGTAGAGTTTGGCTTGCTTCTTTCTTTTTTTCATCGAACTTTGAGAATCGCTCTATTTCTTCAGAGTTAAAAAAGCTTTTACAAACATCATAAGGAACAGAAAATATAAGCTCATCAATACCTCTTCTCAAGTTAGCACTATAATTCAAATTTTTTGAGTTATGACTTGCGTTAATTTTAATCTTTTCAAATGTTGAGTTTTCAAAAAGCTCAGAAAATTTAGGTTGCAGGCATAGTTTGAAATCTGCTTCGAATAAAATTCTTAATGAACATTGGTATAGAACTTCTATTGGATTTTGCAAATCAGTAGCTACATCATTTAAATTACCAAAATACTTACATATTCCAATAAACTCAGTTAAATTTTTTGTTCCAGGAATTACTAATGAATCCCAGATGCTAGGGTTATTTGATATTTCCTTAATTATTGCTAATGAATCATACAATAAATCAAAGAACTCTTTTGTGACATTAAATTGAGTTTTAAGCATTGCCTTTGTGTCTTGACTCGAAAGTACAGACAATAGAGTTCTTATAGTGTTAGAATTTTCTTCTTTTTCAAAAAACATATATTAGTCCTTTAATTATCTAACGTTACAGAGATTTACCTGTAAAAATCACTTTGCCTACCAACGTGCAGTTGCCATTGATGGGGATGAGTTGTTCTGGCCAGTTGGGGTTGGCGGCTTTGAGGAATTTTTGATTGCCTTCGATGATCAGCTGTTTGAATGTGGCTTGGTTGTTATCATCTAAGCGGGCAACAACATACGAACCGTGAATGCATTCTGCTTCAGGGTCCACAAAGATTAAATCACCATCATTAAATTTCGGCTCCATACTGATACCTTGTACACGGAGTACAAACGAACGTTCACTGCAATTTACCGGACATAAAAACCTTTCAGCATCGAGCGGGTTCACCTCAGCAATATCCGACCAAGTGCCTGCTTGAACCCAACTAATTAGTGGTAATTGGTGCTTAGCTACGGATGCAGAAGTGGCGTTATCTATTTCACCAATACCAAACTGTAGATATTCAGGTGTGCATTTTAACGCTCGTGCTAGGGATTCAATATTACGTGGGTTCTTGGTCTCACCTTTTTCTAATTTTTGAATTGAGTTTTGTGCGACGCCAACCAGTTCCGCCAATTGGTATTGTGTAAGATTTAAAGCTTTCCTTAGCTTTTTCACGCGATTTGCAATATCCATATAATCTCCGAAAGTTGTTATTTTTGAACACATAATCTGTGTAATAGGGAGATTATCACAACTTTTAGTTGTTTTGGTCAAATCTCTATTTTTGGTTTTATTTTCCGTTAAACAACCAAAAGTGGTTTACAAACCAATAAAAGAGATCTTATTATATAGAAAAGTGGTTAGCAGCTATTGGAGATTAAAATGTCAGCCATAAAAAAAGCCGTTGAAATAATTGGTGGGCAAACCAAGCTCGCTAATATTTTAGGAACAAAACAATCTGTTGTATTTCATTGGATTAGCCGTCACGGGCAAGCCCCAGCTAAATACATTCCACGTATTTCAGAATTAACACATGGCCAAGTATCGGTAGACGATTTACTGGCCGATCATCAAAAAACAAACAAGGACGATGCAGCATGAATAATGAAATTGAAGTTGACCCAATTGATGTGATGGACATTAGCGTTCGTACAGAAGCGTTAATGAATGACGAGCGTTTTACCATGTCAGAAAAAGTGGCGTTGGCTGCATCAGAGTATAAACATGCGCTAAGCCACGATTACTTTGCTGCTGCTCATGGTGGAGTAGATAAGTTTAAAAACCAGCTTTTTACACTGGTAGATAAATGGTTAGAAGATTTTAACCCTGGTGAGATTGAATGATTTTATCAGCAGTGGTTTCACCCCAGCTTATTGGGCGAACAATTTTAACGGGGCGCCCATCGTTAATGCGCTGTGCTATGTCGGCCAGTTTTTTGGCGTGTTTTTCAGGCCAATTATTTTCGATAGCCAGCGCGAGTACTTCATCTTCACTTAAGGCAATGCCTTTTTTGTGGAGTGCTTTAAATAAGCATTTTGCTTTTGAGTCGTCAACAGGATGGGTGAGGCCATTTGCTGGTGTAAGGCTGCTTGAAAGTGCTTTTATGCAGTCGCTCAAGATTGGGTTTGACATGAGTTTTTCCTTTTTGTTTTGGTTGGTGGTTTTTCGCACTTACAACTTACCAGAACAAAAAGGGATTTTATAGAAATAGGAAAGGAAGATACAGCATGAGTCAATCAAACGTAGCCGATCACTACCGCCGCAATTTACGTGGCGAAGTTATTACCATTAACGACCGTTACTTACGCCCAGCCGATGTAGCAGAAAAGTGCGGTATTCACCGCTCGTCTATTTACCGTTTAATGGAGTGTGGTCAGTTTCCTAAATCGCACAAAGCATCAAGCGGACGCGTGGTATGGATTGAAGAAGATATAGAAGAATGGATGCGCCTAGGCGCTGAAAAGTTTCACGAGTTTTACGGTCAACATCAAGAAAACTAGGAGCAAACCATGGCAAATGCACTTGTTAAATCGACTGACACTGAAAAACCTGCCCCCCTCAAAGCCGTTGAAGGGCGCAAAGTACCAAAAGGCCTTGCTGAAATTAAAGCGCTAATGAGCGATAGAACACGCACGCCTGGATATGTGTTTAATGTGTTGCTAACTGAGCCGCAACGCAGAGCGCTTTGCTCAATAGCAGGGCTTAAGCAACGACACATAAATATGAGCTTTTATCATTTCAACATACAAGAGCGTGATGCAGTACGTAACGGGATTTTAGCCTTACAAGCGATTGTTGCTGCTTTTACTGATGCCAATGTATTAGGGCGAGAAAACTTTGAAAGAACACCACCTAAATTTGATGCTGTTCCGCATTTGATTGCTGAGCAAAACACTAATACTCAGAAACATTAAGGACTGATTATGAGCTCAACAAATCGCGGAACTGTGCGCAATGCGGATGATTACTATGTAACACCACATTGGCTAATTGAAGATTTTTTATCGGCCTTTGCTGAAAATAACATTTTGGGTTGTTCACCAGAAGAATACCCACTAGTGTTAGACCCAAGTGCGGGTGGATGTGAAAAATATCCAATGAGCTACCCAACAGTATTAAGAGAGCATGGCTTTATTGTTGATAGTTGGGATATACGTGAAGACTCTCGCGCTGATTGTACTGGACGAGACTTTCTATCAATACCAGCATCATTATTGCCTTCATACCATGTAATAATCACAAATCCTCCCTTTAAGCTTGCTCAAGAATTTACAGAAAAAGCACTTGAAATGGTTAAAGAGGGCGGTTTAGTTATTATGCTGCAACGCTTAAATTGGCTTGGTAGCCAAAAGCGTAAACCAATGTGGCAACGCTTACCGCTTGCGGCCGTTTATGTTCATAGTAAACGACCAGGTTTCAATCCTGAAAAACCAAGTCAAACAGACTCTACCGAATACGCTCATTTTGTATTTTGCAAAGGCTATCCAGCCGCAGCAGAAATATTCGTAATTTAACCAAATCCAAACCCCCAAAGGACGACTAAAAATGACCACTATCAAAGACCAAGATCTATCTAAAAATCAGCGTTTAGTAGACAACATCGTATTACATGCCATTGACCAGATTAATTTCACGGTAAGGAACTTAGGTAAGCGTCCAACGTTTGCCATGTTGATGGAATGTGAAAACTGCCTTACTGACTTTATGCCAGTGATTAAGCTTATTGTTGATGACTACCCTGAGTATGCGCATGTTTACGATAAAATGGCGAGCGTACTAGAGGCGGTTCAAGTCCATGACGATGTAAGTACGATTGAGTTCGCATAATGGCTCTATGGCCAACTCTTAACTTCGACGTTATTACAGCGGTTTCAACAATGGTTGAAGCCGTTGATAACGTTGAGCATAAGGAAACCTTACTAAGCGGCTTAAGCCGTTTTACTCCTTACATGCAGTACAAGATGGCTAAGCAATATTTAGCTAAAGTACAGACACATAATGATGTTTGGTATAAAGACGAGCCCATAAACCCAAGCGATGAAGCAAACGCTTGGTTTTATGATGTGCTTAAAAATGCAGAATATCGCATCGATGTAAGCTTTTTTAAATTAAGCAAACCTGCCAAGTCAGCACTTAAAAAAGTGCATAACAATAATCACCATAATTACATTGTGCGTGACCTTATTAGCTCTAACCGCAAGGCGAGTATTCAAGCTAGCTTTGTGCGTAGAACAGCTGAAACACTTAGCTTTACAGAAAAGCAGCGTGAAGTATTAGCACAAAAAAAGATGCAACCATCTAGTGATGAAACTGCATTTTTACAAAAATTGGTAGGTGGTGATGTAACAAGCTCTGTGCGCTCGATCATAGATGCAATCGACGATACTGCAGAAAAAGAATTTGTATATAAATGCTTAAGCAAAGTACCAAAGCCATTACAAATGCGTGTGGCTAAACGCTTTATTGATAAGTACGAACCTAGCATTAAGCGCTTTAAACAAAAGCGCAATGAAAACACAGAGCAATACACCGATAGAATTGCTTCGCAATCAGCTGAGTTATACCAATTTGACGGCACAACTAAAAAACCAACAAATACGAATATATTCGAGAGCATTCGTGATCATCGTAATGCTAACCAGTGGCTATTACGTACTATTAAAACGCTTAAGCCTCGCCTTACCATTCTTAAACAAATAACCGACAGCATGCCTTTACCTTGGCATATTTTAGCGAATGTAGACAAAACCAAAAAACATGCTGAAGTGCTGGCCCGTGAAGTAACCGAAATACTTAACGACTTAGGCATAGAGAACCCAAGCTGGGGCGCTTTAGATAAGTTTGATGTGATCAGCCAGTATGCTGAAAACTTTGGTGTGACTCTTTTTGCTGCTGAAAAAGGCATTTACTTAACAGAGCCAGATGCAGAAGTAAGTTTGTTAAAAGCGCAATGTTACAAATGGTGGGGACGTAAATTAAAAAATATTCGCCGCCGTTACCTTGAGCATTTAGAAATAGCAACAGGTGAAGTTGGCAAAGACTTGTTTGCAAAATACGACAAAAAGAAAGGCACTAAAACAGTACGAAAAGGCATTAATGCTTATTGCTCACACCAAGCGCTTAATGAATATAAAGCTGATCGTGAACGTGGCAAACGATACCTTGAAAGCCTTGAATTAGTTAACGAACAAAGCGATGTTATATCGCTAATGAAAGCGGTTGAAGCAGGTATTGCTAACCCTGAAAACATGCGTAATGAGTTAATGCTACGCATACGTGAAACAGAAGAACTAGCCGATGAAATGGGCTATGTAGGCGGTTTTTACAATATTACTGCACCTAGTCGTTTTCATGCTAATTCCCCAAAATGGGATGGCTCAACCCCAAAAGATGCAAGCAATTATTTAAACAAGCTGTATTCACAAGCAAGGGCAAAATTAGATCGTCTAGAAATACCGTATTTTGGGGTGCGCGTAGCCGAACCTCATGCAGATGGTTGCACCCACTGGCACATGCTTTTATGGATGCCCGCTAGGTACTACGACAAAGTTAACCACCTTTTACGCCGATATTTTACTCGCGATGATCGTGAGGTATTTTTTCAGCGCTTTAAAAACCGTAAACATTACCGCAGGAAGTACAAGCATAACCGTAAAATTTGGGGCCTAAATAAATCAAAAGGCATTTACACCAAAGCGCCGGTTAAAAACTATTTCCCAAGTAGCCCACGTTATACCGCCATGAAAATGGAGCCTGCAAAAATCGGCAAAGATGGTAAACGAATTGGCGGTGCAGCAGCCTATATTGCTAAGTACGTCAGTAAGAATATAGACGGCTTTGGTCTTGCCAACGAATACGATGCAGAAACAGGCGAGAAGTTTACCCAGTCAGCCCTTGTTAACCCTGTTAAAGCATGGGCAAGCACATGGGGCATTCGTCAATTCCAATTTCAAAAGTCACCCGCCATTACTATTTGGCGTGAGCTGCGCCGTGTGCGTGAAGCAATACAAGGTAATGAAGAGCTTGAGCAAATCCGCAAAGCTGCGGACGAGGGCAGCTTTAAAACCTTTGTTACTTTAATGGGCGGCTTTGGCATTGGCCGAAATGCGCGTTTCAAACCTGTTTATGAATATACCGAATATGGCAATCAATATGCTGAATGCGTTAAGCGTATTAAAGGCATTGAAGACCTTCACGAACCTTGCACTTTGATTACCCGCGTTCACACCTGGCAAAAACAAATTATTGGTACTGCCGCAGCTAACGACAACACCGCTGTAAATGGCGGGCAGGATGCTAACAACGTCGGCGCAGCCGACCTATCTTGGTCTAGTGGGAATAATTGTACGCCTTGCACCGTGGGTGATAGAGACGAATTATTGCTAGATATGATCGGGTTTACCAAAAAACAGATCGCTAAGGTTAAAAAGGATCTAGTGGCGGGTAAAAGGATCAGGCGAAACAGCCAAATTTACCTAATACGAGACGGTAATTTACTCGTATTAGATGAAGAAAAGCAGTTAATTGAATATCGCAAGGAATCGGTCGAATACATTGCGCATACAGAAATGCAAAAACAGCAAAAATTAGCGGGTCAGCAAGAATCTGCGCCTGTTAAAACCAGCCTTTATGACTTTGCACCAGAGCATATCGATCAGCTTAATGATGGCGGAACTGTGGTTATTGGTAGCCGTGTGTATCACATGCAAGGCCGCGAACTACATAGCTTTGAAAAGTTTGATTTTAGCAAACAGCGACCAGCACTAAGAACAACCCCAACCGAAAAACATTATCAATATGCGCGTGAGCTTTACGACTTGGCTACCTCATACGCAAAAGTTGATGGCAGAACCATGCCATCAAATACCCAATTTAAGAAAGGTCATGCAGACGTAATCGGTGATCTTGATTTAGCTAGGCTCGTTCTAGCAGGTGAAGCAACAGCCGTCAGTGACAATGACTGGTGGGCATTAGATTTAATGGCGTAACTGTACCCGCGGATTAGTTAATCCGCGGGTACAGATAAGTTTATCTGTACCTTTAACTAGCTACTTTAGGAGTAATTATGAATACCCATACAGCAGCAGAGAAAATGCTCGAAACAGGGAAATTTTATACCGCACTTGAGATCGGTAGAGAGTTTGGGGAGTCAGCAAAACGAGGAAGTGGCTGGCTCTATAACATCCGTATGGGTTCTCGCTACGAAACAGTTGAAACCGAATTACCAAATCGACGGGTGAAAGTCGTTGCTATTGAAGGCCGTAGAGTGACTATCGACCAATTGCAGAACAAAGCTTTGTTGTTTAAGCGTCCTGCTTTGTTAGCAGGGGGTAACTGCCATGCTTGAGAATAATCAAACCGATATACACAAAAACAAGATTTATTGCGGTACGGACTTTTACCTTGCAATGAGAGCTGAATGCGGTGTGCTGTATGGCAGTTCGTTTAGGTTTAAACACATAACTTTCGTTCAAGACGAAAATCTACACCCAAGGCAGCTATTAACGCTTGATAGGGAACTAAAGCAAATACTAAAAGAACTTGAAAATACGTATCAGGAGAATACCAATGATCATGGATAAAATTATTAAAAAAAATGAACCATGTGATTATGCAGGCTGTTTAAATGAAGCCGATTTTATTGATGAAATGGATAACTTTGTTTGCACTGAATGTATGGAGCGTGAAGTTAAAGAAGGTTCGGCAGAATATGAAGATTTTGAAACTATAGGTGTTCGATGAAACCAACCGTTAAACGCCGCAACTGGGTATATCACTCAGTTGTTAAACCTAAAGAAAGTGAGAATCAAAATGCAAAATAAATCATTGACCACAGTACAAGAGCTATCAGTCGTATCTGATGTAATTGAATACCTTGAAGGTCGTGGAGTTGAAGGGCCAGAAGCTGCATGTATTTTAAAAACGGCCGCTACACATATTGAAAACCAAGTGGCTAAAAAGTGCTTTTTAGTCTCAATGGGTAAAGTATTAAACAAGTAGCTGCAGCACAGCCATTTTTAACTATGAAGTACTATCGCTCGAGTACAGACAAATTTAACTATGTGGTACCTGATGTCAGTTTATACCTGGTGCCATAGTTAAGCCAGGCTATAGTCGACGGCAAACATAGTTAAATTTAACTGTATTGGCCACACTAGATAAATGCAGCTATGCCAGCTGCTGGAAATAAAAATGATGAATCAATCAGAACACGAAAGCTATTTAGGTGCAAAAGGTGGCAGTGGTGTTTACCAAGCCATTATTAATGTAATGGCCCCTCATGACTTTTACGGTGAGCTGTTCTTGGGCACTGGCGTAGTATTTAAAAAGAAAGCATCGGCTAAGCACAATGTGGTTATTGATAAGTCACAAACCATGCTAGATAAATTTAGCTATGTGGTACCAGAAAACAAAATTTGTGGTTGTGCTATTGAGTGGCTAGAAAATTTTAAACCATTTTGTAAAACCCAGCTTTATCTTGATCCACCATACATGCCAGAAACAAGAACAAGCAATGCACGTTATCAGCATGAAATGACTGAAACTGATCACAAACGTTTGTTACTAGCTGCAAAACAACATAACCCCGAAGACGTTAAAATCATTATTTCTGGCTATGACAATCCGTTATACAACGAAATGCTAAAAGATTGGTGGCGTAAAGACTTTCAAGCAATGACCCGTGGCGGCGTTCGTACTGAAACAATCTGGCTTAACTATCAACCAGGTGATGTGCATTACCACACTTTTGCGGGTGAGAACTTTACTGACCGTCAACGTATTAAAAGAAAAGCTGAGCGTTGGAAAAAAAACTTTGAAGCTTTACCGCCAGCAGAAAGACAAACCATAATGGCTGCATTATTAGCCGTTGAATAACGAATGCTATAAACCCATTAATTCTAATTGTTGTTCACGAGGTAAATTTTTGAGTAGCGATGCGGCGAGTTCTGCCGTTGTTTGGCGTGGTGGGTTTAGGTAATGTTTAAATGCCAGTGTACTAACAAACGTTGCCCCACAGTTTTTAACGTCAGTACATGAAATATAAAGATCAGCTACATGGGTTGATTGATTTTCTCTTGATGAAATAGTCGCTTTACTTCCACAGTTTGGACATGTTACCCGCATAGCATTACCCATATAAATAATTTAGATACACTGTGATTATATACAGTGTATCTATCTATAACAAATAAGGTGTATTAAGCTGCTGGCTCTAAATCAAACTTAAGTTTTAACTTGATGCCTATTTCAGGATCTTGCTCAACCGCATCGACCATGTTTTTGATTAACGGTTTAGTCTCGTTTTTAAAATACATGGCATCGTATTTTGTTGGGTCGCCAAGGCCAGCCGTGTTAGACGGAATAATACCCGCTAAGCCTGGTGGAAAACGATGAGCGTTCAGCACATCTTGTGCTGATACGTTCTTAACGTTCATAAACTCGTCTTTACTTTCAAAATTACCGACAGGGATTATTTGTAATCCCTTCTCGCTACCGCCAGGAATGTTGACAAACATTGACTTGAAGTTACCGACACCTTTTGACTCTTGGATTTTTTCTCTTAGCTGGTCTTCAATTTCAGGGTCTAAGTTAGAATCAGTCGCATACATGATAAAACCCATGTGCGCGCCGTTGATGTAGTATTTACGGCGAAACAGGGTCGCATCTTCATTTAAAAGTGTGGCTTGTAAACCGCCTAAGTAATCGGCTAAACCATACACTTGTTGAACAGGATCATACTGTTTAATCCAAATGATATCGCGGGCTTTGTATTTTCTTACTTGGCTATTACGCTCGAGTACTACGGCGCCACCATCACCAGCTACGCGTGTTCGGTAACTTGGCAACGGAAATAATCGCACCGGTTGCTTAAAGCCGTTGCGAATTTTAAGCAAGGCCACATCACCAAATTGCACTAGATTTAAAAATGCAGCCTGTACTTGTTGGGCGCTCATACCACCTGATATATAACGACTAGCTGCCATATTGGCGCGGCTTACTACAATGCCGCCGTGCTGGGCATTGCGGCGAGTAAGATTTGCTAATAAATGACGGTCTACGGGCGGCTCCCAATAACCGTCCATATCGTTATAAAACAGCGAGTCATAATCGGTAAGCCACATATCTGGCATAACTTGTTCAGGTAAGCTAAACACAACGGGCGCATTCTTTTTGGTTGGCTGGTCTGCTTGTTGCTCAGCGTTTAGATCTAATTCTGCATGGTCCATCGTGATTTTCTCTTATGTGCATGGTTAAGGGGTTCGTTAATAACAGCGTGGCTGATAGCAAAAAATACATCTGCATGGCCTATGGTGTTATCACGACTGGCTTTAAACGTAATCGCGCCACCTGAATCGGTATTGGTACGGCGTATTGACAGGCAGCTCATTGCTATATCTTTATGGGTTGCATCCCATTCAATTCGGCTACCTTCAATCAGGTCGATCATTTTAAGTACTAAGCGGGTTTTACTGCCTACACTGTAATGTATGGCGGTGGCTTCACGCGGATAAAGTGTGCTTATTGAATCAAACACACCCGCACCAATGCCGGTGGTATCAACGCCAATGTAGGTAACGCGATACTTTGCGTATATTTTCTGAATCTCACTTACATGGTGTGCAAAGTTCATTCCGCGCCAGTAGTGTTTTTCGAGTATACGGAACTTTTCACCCGATTTTTCTGGCGGGGCAACAACCACTAAAGCTGCATTGTCGCGGGTGCGTGAAGGGTCGTAACCTAGCCATACCTCGCGGTTACCAAATGGCTGTGCTGCACTTGGTTTGTGATCTTGCCAACGGGATGCATCGACCATACATTTTTCAAGGTCGCTGAATTTGAATATACTGTCTGCATCATCAACAAAGATACACATAAACAGGTTATTAAAGTCATCGGCGTTGTATTCATCGCGCAGTTCGTCAATGTCAAAGAGGTCACAGCCTCCGTTTTGCGCATCAACAATGGTAACAACATAGCGCCATTGTTTGTCTGGGCAAAGTCTGCCGCCATCGCGTAATTCATCAAAACTAGGAAATTCTATTTCTTCACGTTCAGCACGGCCTTGTCGCCAGTGATCACCCGTCCAAAAGGTATAAGCGGGGTGTGCTTTTGTTGACGGCGTTGAAAAGTAAGTCTTACGCCATTTTTTATGGGTTGCCATGGCACTGGCAAGTTTATTTAACTCGTTAAACTTACCTATCCAAAAGTACTCATCTACATAAACATGACCGTGGTAGCTTTGCGCTGTTTTGCTATTAGTACTTAAGAACCGTAACTCAGCAGCGCCGTGTTTTGTGTGTAAGTTAATTGGGTTACCGGTTAACTCAATCTCAAAGAACTCTTGAGCAATTGCCACAATGTAACTGCGGAAAACCTCAGCTTGCGCACGACTGGCCGATAAGAATATTTGCGGATCACCACTTAACACCGCATCTTTAAATGCTTCACCTGCAAAGTAATAGGTTGCGCCAATTTGACGGCTTTTAAGAATGTTTCGAATACGTTGATGCAAGTTTGCATGCATCGTTTTTTGGTATTCAAAAAGTGAATCGTACCAGGTGCCAAAATCTTCTTCGGTTAAATGGCTTACATCATTTTTACGTTTGCGGCCTTTTGGTTTTGAGTTGCTTTTGCCGCTTGGTTGATTTGAGTTGGCCTGACTATTTTGAGGTTGCGGATTTTTTGCCGCTTCTTCTTGCGCACGTTGTTTTTTAAGTTTTACATGCTTTTCAATAAGCATGTCGAGTTCTTTTAATTGCCCTGGCGTTTTGTCATTAATATCTGTAAGAACTAAAATGCGTCGGTGGATGGCTTCTTCTATATCCTCTTCACGCAGTAAATCACGCCAGTTATATTTATCAGCCCAGTAATAAACAACACGATCATTAGGCAAGTCTAATTCGCTACGAATTTCACTTGGTGTGTAGTGTCGTAAATAAAGCCGCTTTGCTGCTTCGCGTATTTCCGGTGAATAAGCCATTTAGGTGCTAATTACTCATGTAAAAATTGATAACTAGCGACAGTGTATTCATTTATAATAAGCTTATAACTGACTAAAAAACCTACCTTTTCCTAGAACTTCAATCTAGGAATTTCTAAAAATCAAACCGAATGAAACGCCCATTTTTTAGGGCTATGCTGCGCTTAAATATTGGTTTTAAGCTACACGGCAGCGTAATGAGTAAACAAACAGGTTGGGTAATTGCAGCAACAGAAGGTGCAACGGTTGACGGCCGCGCTATTTCAAAAGAGTGGATCAATGATATGGCCGAGCTTTACTCGGTTGATGAATACACTGCGATGATTTGGCCTGAACATTTTCGCTCATTTTGGGGCCCATCTGAGGGTAAAAACTGGGGAACAGTTGACGAAGTAAAAGCGGCCAAACATAAAGGTAAGCTTCGTCTTTTTGTAAAGCTAACAGCAAATCAATACTTATTAGATGCTAACAAAGACGGCCAAAAGCTGTTTATGTCTATTGAGCCAAATCCAGATTACCAGAATCAAGGCCGTTGCTATTTACAAGGCTTAGCTGTTACCGATTCGCCTGCAAGCACTGGCACTACCCGTTTAAAGTTCTCAATGGGCGAAACTGAAAAAAGCCATGAATATAGCCAGCTTGAAGAACTTCACATGAGTGATTTTGTGTTCAGCAAAGAAGAGCCAACCACACCTTTAGCCAAAGACAATCAATCTAAATTCATGAATTTATTTGCGCAAATGGCAAGCCTATTTACTTCTGAACAGCCGAGTGTTGATGAACAACACGATTCCACCGAGGACGAACCTATGAACAAAGAACAGTTTGATGCCGTAATGGGCAAGTTTGAAGGATTAGAAAGCAAGGTGACCGACCTTGAAAATAAATTCAGCAAACAACCAAAAGGCGAAGAGAAACCACCAAAGGCCGAAGAAACCACGCCAGCCGCAGAGTCTGAAGGTGATAAAGGCGCAGTAGGTGTAACCGCTGAGCAATTCAGCCAGTTAATGGATAAGCTCGAAGGCTTTGGCAAAAAAGTGGACGGCATAGAAACCAAATTTAATGCGCTAAGCGAAGAGCAGCAAGGCCAAGAGCCTGACCCAGTGAGCGGCGAAAGCATAGATCTGGTTTAAACCAGTTCTTCATTTTATTAATGCATAACAGAGCGAGATAAACATGCACTTAAATCAAACAGCTGCTGGGTTTTTACAAAAATACTCAGTGCAAGTAGCAAAATCATTTGGCGTAGAAGACGCATC